AAAATTAAAAGAAAAAGCAAGACAAGTTTCAAGCATAGAAATTCCTGCGATGATGGATGATATGCAGATTACAAAATTAAAGCTGAAGGATGGCGAGAGTGTAGAAATAAAAAAAGTCTACGGCGCTTCTATTCCTAAAGATCAACAGGAAGCAGCTTTTACATGGCTTCGTAACAACGGTCTAGGTGATGTTATTAAAAATGATATCACCGTTACCTTTGGTCGTGGCGAAGATAACAAGGCAGCAGAATATGCTGAACTTGCACGAGGCAATGGGTTCGAACCTGTCCAGAAGATTGGAGTGAACCCAATGACACTCAAGGCACTGGTCAGGGAACGACTTGAATCTGGACAAGACGTTCCTGCCGACCTATTCAAACCGTTTGAGGGTAACCAAACTAAAATAACAAGGAGAAACTAGAAATGAGTAGCGAGAAACAAGTAACTACTAAAAAAGCAAACTTGCCTTCAGCTTCATTATTTGAAGCAGATGCGCAAATGGGTTTTGAGAATGTGAAGACAGAAAGTCTGGCTCCGCCTATCTTAAAACTTTTACAGAACGGTTCAGCAGAAGCACAGAAACGTAATCAAAATTATGTTGAAGGTGCAGAACCTGGAATGTTCTTAAACACTGTTACGAAACAGTTATACAATGGTGATAAAGGAATACAGGTTATTCCATGTCATTATAAATTAGAATACCAAGAATGGGCAGATTATGGAACAGGTTCAGGTAGACCTGAAATGATCTATCCTGATACTTCGGATATTCTAGAAAAAACTACAAAGGGACCTGATGGTAAAGATAGATTACAAAATGGTAATTACATCTTAACTGTTGGTCAACACTTTGTGATTATAATAGGAGATAAAGGTTCCGAAACTGCGATGATATCTATGAGTTCATCTCAAGGTAAAGTCAGCAGAAAATGGAACTCCATGATGAAGTCTATTAGTTTAGATGGTAAGAATGGTCCTTTCACTCCACCATCGTTTAGTCACATTTATAAATTATCTTCTGTATTAAATACAGGTAAAGGTAATCAATGGTACGGCTACAACGTAGAGAAAGTTGGAATGTTAGAAAATGCTAGTATGTATGAACGAGCGAAGAAGTTCTACGAAGGCATTAAAAACAAAGCGTAATTATATTGGGCGGCAGCAATGCCGCCCTTTTCCTTGGTGGACATGACAGAATTAGATAGATTTTTAAATATATTTGCAGGTTCGTTTAGTGCCTATGGTCAAACTAGAAAAACAGATGAGTTTGATGACAGAGGTAAACACAAAACAAAATCATTTATAATTAAACAAAAGCCGACAAGACAAATGTTTCAAGAACATTTGGATGGTAAAGATCCAGCATTAGGTATCATACCAATTAACGAACAAAACAAATGTCAATGGGCTTGCATAGATATTGATTTATACAATGGCTTTGATCACAAAGAATTAATTACAAAAATTAACAAACACAAGTTTCCTCTAACAGTATTTAGATCTAAGTCTGGTGGTGCTCATGTATTTTTATTTACAAAAGAGTTTGCACCTGCAGCTTTATTTAGATCAAAACTAAAAGATATGGCTGCCATATTGGGTTATTCTAGAGCAGAGATATTTCCGAAACAAAACCAAGTTGACATGCAAAAAGGCGGTACAGGTAGTTTTTTAAATCTTCCATACCATAATGCGAAGATGACAACTAGATATGCTATCAAAGAAGATGGTTCGGCAATGACATTGTCAGAGTTTTTTATGTATCACGATAAGATTGCATTATCAGAAAAAGAGTTAGGCAATCTAAAAATTAAAGAAGAAAAAGATACAGATGATTTATTAAAAGGTGCACCACCATGTTTAATATCGATTGCAAAACAAGGCATACCAAACGGACAAAGAAATAATGCAATCTATAATTTTGGTGTATATTGTAAGAAAAGATATACAGATTGGGATACAAAAATATTTAAATACAACGAATCGTATTGTCAACCACCACTAGATAAAAAAGAAATAGATACATTAATTAAATCTATTGATGGTAAAGATTATCAATATAAATGTAAAGATGAACCTATTGCATCATTCTGTAATTCTAAAAAATGTGTACTACAAGAATATGGTGTGGGTGATGATGAATTACCTGGTGCAGAAATAAAAGAAATACAAAAGTATGATTCAGATCCACCACTATTTTATGTAACGATAGGTGACAAACAAGTAGAAGTAGATTCATCTGAGTTACATGAGCCAGATAAATTCTCACTAAAATGTTTAGAACAGATTAATCAAGCGATGCCACCGATAGGCAAACACATATGGAGAAAGGCAATAAATAAATTACTGAAAGAAACAATACCAATAGAAGCTCCAGAATCTACAAAAATAGATGTACAATTAAAAGATCTACTAAGCGAATATACAAACAAGATACCAGGTAAAGATTGGAAAGATATATTAAGAGGTCTTTCATATACAGAAGATGGTATGAGTTATTTTAAGTTTAAAGACTTTTGGAAATATTTAATAAGAACAAAGTCTTGGCCTGACAAACAATACACAAAACAAAAGACAGCAAGAATGTTAGAAAATTTATTTGGTGCAAAAGAAATACCAGGCAAAATAAATAACAAGAGTGTTAGGTATATAGAAGTATCACAACAAGATATTAACAGGCCTATTGTCAGAAAAGATAAGATGAAGGAGCCGCCTTTTGCATAGAACAATAATACCAGGTCCTCCTGGAACAGGGAAGACACATAGACTTATGGAATATTTGGATAAAGAACTAAAAACAACTGACCCAAAAAATATTCTATATCTTGCATTTAGTAGAGCAGCTGTAAGAGCAGCTAAAGAAAGAGCACCAGAAAGTGTTAGAGTATGCACAATGCATTCTCTAGGTTCACAAGAATTAAAAATAGATACAAGTAAAAATCTTTTACAAAATGAAAAGTGGAAAGGTTTTAAAAACTACTCCAAAATATGTGCGGATCTATCTTTTGAAACACAAATCAATGATTCAGGTTTTCCTCAATATAAAAACAGTCATATGAAAGTTATTGAATATGCAAGAAATAAAAAATTATCATTACAAGATTCAGCCGTAGAGTTAGACTTACATTTTAGTGTAGATCTATGGCTAACCGAACAAATCTATCAGGATCTAATAACTTATAAAGATCACACAGGTATGGTTGAATACTCTGATATGATTTCTAAGTTTGTCGAGGAAGACAAATGTCCACCACTTCATGCTGTTTTCCTCGATGAAGCCCAAGATCTAAGTCCCTTGCAGTGGGATATGTTCTTTTACATTGAGAAAAGAGCACAACGATCTTACATTGCAGGGGATGATGATCAAACTATTTACACCTTTCAAGGCGCTGATCCTTCTATATTTATTAACTTAAAAGGCACTGAAGATCCACAAATAAAATCAAGAAGAGTTCCGAAAAAGATACATGAATTAGCTGAATCTATATTTCCATACATGTCACAAAGATTAGATAAGAAATGGGAACCAAGAGAAGCTGAGGGTGAGGTTCACACTGATACGGATTTTTATGAATTAGATTTTAGTAAAGGAACTTGGTTTGTATTAACAAGAACCAACAAAATGCTGCAGCCTTTGAAAGATCATTTATATAATTTAAACATTAGATTTGATGCTAAACAACATGATTTACTTTCTGAGGATATGTTGAAAGCATATAGAAGTTGGATAAGATTAAACAAAGGTGCTTCCATAGATACAAAAGAGGCTGAGAATTTATATAAATTTTTTACAGTTAAAGGTGGTCAAGTAGCGAGAGGCTTTGCAAGTGGTAAGACATTTCAAAGTCTAAACTCAGTTACATTAGAAGAATTAAGAGCCGAGCATGGTTTGCTAGTGACGGGCGGCTGGGAACTTTTAAATTTTCCAGATGCAAGTAAAGAATACATTAGAACAATTCTAAAGAGTGAAGATCTAATGAAAGACGCTAGAATAAAATTATCTACAATACATGGTGTTAAAGGAGAAGAAGCAGAAAACGTTGTTTTGTTTACAGATCTAGAAAGAATCATTTATGATTCAGCATTGAAAGATTCTGATCCTGAACACAGAACATTTTTTGTAGGTATAACAAGAGCAAAAGAAAAAATATTTATAACCAATCAAGGTTATGAATATCAATATAACATAGGAGTACCAATAATATGACAGACGTTAATATGTTTGATGAAATGAAAGATAAACCACAAAACGTTCAAATCGGAGGATCACATTATATGTATTTTGACATACAGCCATACGAGTTTATTTCTAGAAATAACCTCTCGTTCTTTCAGGGCTGTGTTGTGAAATACGTTTGTAGATACATGCACAAGAACGGAATAGAAGATCTTGATAAGATCATTCACTATTGCGAATTAGAAAAAAAGAAGTTAAAAGATAAAAAGAAAAAGAAATAATGATACCGGCAAAAATGGATTTGATAACGATGACAATGTTTACTGCATTGTATTTTTATCAATGGATAAAATTTATATTATAATGTTTACAGCGCAAACAGAATGGGATTGTCCAGAAGAGTTTCCAGATTTATCTGATGCAAAATATATTGCAATCGACTTGGAAACAAAAGATCCTGACCTAAGATCAAAAGGATCTGGTGCAATACAAGGACATGGAGAGATAGTAGGAATAGCCGTGGCTGTTGAAGGATGGTCAGGTTACTATCCTATTGCACATGAAGGTGGTGGTAATATGGACAGAAGAATTGTTTTAGAATGGTTTAAAAAAGTTTGTGCAACAGATGCTGTAAAAATATTTCACAATGCGATGTACGATGTATGTTGGATCAGAGCATACGGTATACCTATCAATGGACATATTATTGATACCATGGTTATGGCATCACTGATTGATGAGAATAGATTATGGTATACATTAAACAGTATTTCATTTGATTATCTTGGTGAGGTAAAAGATGAGAAAGCTTTGAAAGAAGCTGCAGAGTCTTGGGGTGTAGATCCTAAAAAAGAAATGTACAAACTACCAGCGATGTATGTTGGAAATTATGCAGAGAAAGACGCTGAACTTACATTAGAATTATTTAAAGTATTATCTAGAGAAATAAACAAACAACGTCTTACAAATATATTTGATTTAGAAACACAACTGTTTCCATGTTTGATTAATATGAAATTTAAAGGGGTGTGTGTCGATGTCGAACAAGCTCATAAATTGAAACAACAATTATGTAAACAAGAAGAGCAACTAATGTACCAAGTAAAAGCAGAAACAGG